ATCGTTTCCTCCGCACCTTCTTTGAATTGACCAGCGGTGGTCTGAACAGGAGTCCAGGTCCGCTTTCGTTGTTGTAGTTTTAGATAGGGGTTCATTCGCCGCAATTACAATCAGGAGCTGAGTTAAGAATAGAATCCAGATAGTCGTCAACTTCGGCCTCATCTAGTGCAGCATATGCACTGGACTTATCCTGCACGTCACCCATGACTTGGAGGCTGTAATACAGCGACGTTTGTGGCGAGTTAAGCCACTCTTCAATGAATGCTTCGTCATATGTGACGACATCGCTCCAACTGTTGAATGAGTAACCGTGAAGGAGTCCCGTCTTATCAAGCATCTGAACGATGCCATTCACTACACTTGTGTATGCATCCCAGCCAACTTCTGATGCGATCTCAACCGGACCGTAGTCATAGCTCTGGACACCAAACGTACCGCTATCACGATCAACCTGGCGGGCAATAGGAGGTGCGATCTCAGGACAGGTAGTGTACCCGTCAGGATCCTTGTAACGATAGCTGCAGCTTGCTGTGGGTGCAATAGCAAAGGCTCGGTCCATCCTATTGAACCGTGCTACCTGTGCAGCAGCTTCGATGCCAGCCTTCAGTTCTTGTGCCAACACACCAGCAGCATCATGGAAGACGGATTTATTACCGTCATTCACTGCCGCCAGGGCTACACCGAACTCTTGGTAACTGACTCCATAGCGTCGGAGTAGGTTGGCAAGGCCCAACATTCCGAGACCGACTTGGCGATCTGTCTCTGAAGGCAAGTACTCTCCGCTCTCTCCAACATTTGTCTTGGAGTGGAGGGAACACAGCTCGGACATTCCGTTGACAAACGCACCTTGAATGTCATCGAGTTCACATCCCCCAAGGTTGACATGTTGAAGTAGGCAGGTTCCCCGTGAGGGCAGGTAGACTTCCAGGCATACATTCCCCCTGATTCGATTTCCATCTTTGTCTACCTTTGTTTTGTTGAGCCAGATGTCACCACGTTTGATACCAAGTATCAGCGCTTCCCGTACCTCTTTCGTCGCAACATTCCACCAATGCGGGTTAATGTTGACACAACGTTTGACCCATGGAAGATCAGCTCTACCAACAGTGATAAACTCAAGTACGTCAGGGTGGTTAAGATCAAGATGACATACAACAGCTCCATTTTTATATACTCCACCGCGTCGTAGGATCTCGTTTAGTGTGCTGTAGATTTTGGCAAAGGAGACCGGGCCGCTTGCCACAAGTCCTTTGCCATTTTCAGCGCCTTTGGGTCGTAGTTTGGATAGATGGACAGCAACGCCAGCTCCGTATCGGAGAGCGTGGGAAACAAATCGCCAGGATGCTTCGATACCATTGGGGCCCTCCATTTGGTCTTCTACAACGAACACGGTACAGGATACCGGCAGTCGAGAGTTAGGATCATCGATCCAAGATTGAACCCGTCCAGTACGGGCAATAAGTTCAGTGGACATACTAGACAAGATCAGTAAGGTTAGGTGGTTGATAGTTGGGTCCCTTTAGAACCTTCCCATCCTCACGGTAGATGGGATTACCGTCAGAGTCAAGCTTGGACATGTTGGAGTTGTGGACACGTTGCAGTGCCTCATCAAGATCCCATCCAAGGTTCTCTGCATATTGGTAGCAGACATACACAAGGTCAGCTAACTCTTTAAGGGTATCGGTAGCATTAACTACGAAGCCCTTAACGAGTTGGTTATCAGCATCTAGGAACTCTTTGAACTCCTCAACGATCAAAGTCCGCTGCATAGTCCGTGAAGCTGGACTCGTACTGTTGTTGACCCGGAAACTTTTCCGAAACTCCTTTGCTTGCTGTTGGGGGGATGTTGTCGAGTTCATTAGTAAGGTAGTGGATTGCTTTCTTTAGGTCGTCTGCCCTATCTTCTTTATAGCCTGCTCGGCAGATGTACTTAATAGCATTGCCAAGGTGGAAGTTTAGTTCTTGGTCTCGAATGAAATCCCAGACTTGGATGTTTCCGCGTTGGTAGTAGGTTGGACCTGTGGAATTGGAGTGGGCCATTTCTTAACTAGGTTGGACATTGAATTGCCAAGCACAAAGCATTGGCGTTGAAGAGCAAGGAATATCGTGATGATGTCTTCCTTGGGTGACTCTGGGTGACGAAGAGCATCTTCAATCTGTTTAAGTTTGAACTGCTGCTCCATTGTTAGCTCCAACACTGGGGCTGGGATTCCAAAGTCTTGGTTCTTGATTGGTGAAATCATAATCAGTTACTTGTAAAATCTTGGCAAGTCGTGCGTTCATTAGTGCAACGTCCTCACTAAGATCCTTCTCAGCAAAGGCTTTGACTACCGTATCCCAAGTGTACCCATCTTTCTCAAAAAGAGCAACGGCACGTTTGATACCAATACCAGGAACACCAGCATAACCATCAGTCTGGTCACCTGCCATCGTTTGGATGAGGTGCCACCTACGGCCCTCCTCTGGCTCTACAGTGATCACTCCCTCGGTCAGGTCACACAGGTCCCCAGGGATCTGTCGCATGTCCTTGTCGGGGCTGCAAATGATGTGTCCGGGCTCTTTAGTAGCGTAGATACCGAGTGCATCGTCAGCTTCAAGGGTGGGTAGTACAACTACTTGGTAATCTTCCTTGAGTCGATTGATCACTCGTCGGTATCCACAGGGCTTCTTTCGATTACGATGTCCTTTATACGCTGGATCAATAGATTTGCGAAAGTTAGTACTATCACTAAAGAACAGAATGCTATCATCGAAGCATCCAAGGTTGCTTGCGATGTTATAGAGTTCCCGTTCAACGTACTCGTAAGCTTCTGAGAACTTGGAGGTAACGAGGATAACGTCGTCTCCGAAGTCAACTTCGGTTTCAACTGCTGCACAACATTTGTAGACAATAAAATCAGCATCGATTAGTAGGCTCACTTACCTTGGCCCCGACGCAATTTACGTCCATGAGACGGGAGTGATCGAATACCGTTACCTTGACGGGTACGCTTATACTTGGCACGGGACTTAAACTCAACACGTCCCAGTGCAGTCTTTGATTTAACAGCCATAATTAGTGAACATCTGCCCAGGTGGAGCCGATCTTACCCTCGGCAGCGATGGGTATTCGGAGGTTGTAGTATTCACCAGCCAGTGAGGCACAGAACTCAAGGTGATTCTTGAGGTCATCAGCATAGGCTGGTAGGCATTCCCACTGTAGTTCGTCGTGGATGAATGCAAGTTGATGAGTGTGACTAAGGTAGTCGTTGTCAATGGTGGGGAAGTTCTGATTCGCAATGACCATCCACCGCTTAGCTACAACACCAGCTCCTGACTGGAGTAAGTAGTTTAGTGCTTTGTGTGGACTATCTACTGCGATCTTACGTCCATCTACCGACTTGATAGAGCCTCGCTCACCCGCCTGACGAACAGCGGTAAGAAGATCACCCAAGCCGTCAATGGCAGCAACGTAAGCAGATCGTATCTCAGCCCCTTTTTCTTTTGCCTTGTTCGGGGGAAGGCTTTGGTCATAACTAAGTCCAATTTTTTGATCGCCTGCCCCATAGAGGAAGGCGTATGTCACCGTCTTAACAAGTCGGCGTGAGATACCTATCTTGTCTGCGTTCTCCTGGTGAATGTCACCGTTGAGAAGAACGTCTCCGTACCTGCCTCCATCATATCGAGCCAGATAGTGGGCAAGCATTCGTAACTCAATCCCTGCGAGATCAGCACCAACCATGCAAAGGCCAGGGCTAGCGATGAATAGCTTTCTAAAGTTAAGATCACTAAGTACCTGTGCAAGGTTTGGATTACGGTGAGCACAACGGTGCGTGTTAGTAGCTACTGAACAGTGGTGGTGAATGCGGCTACCCTTGACTAGCTTAAGCCATGCGTTCTTACCCTCAGACAACATACCCAGTTGTTTGGTAAGCTCTAGGCAGCGGAAGAACTGTAATGCTTCCTCTGTACCTATGTCTTTGAGAACAGTTTCATCAATGGCAGTCTTGCCACTTGCTGTCTCTTTGTCAGGCTTCCAACCGTGTAGGTTCTGCATTACCCAGGCGATGTGATCACGACTGGTAGGGCTGAACTCCTTCAGCTTAGTTACTGTAGCACCGCCTACATATCCTGTGGTTCTGTTAGATCTCTTCGGAGTAAATTCGCGTCCTGCAACGTAAGGGTACCGCTTTTGTAATACACGATTAAGGCCATCAAGCTCGGAATAGAGAGCTTGTGCAAGTTCCCGTGCAGCAGCTTCGTTAAAGTACCATCCATGTAGCTCTTGTTCGGAGAGGATAGTTGCGACATCTAGTTCTAGTTGGATGAAGTCAGGTATTTTTGGAAGTGATCCCATAGTTTAGTTGTTACTTGTACGTCTTGGATACAGTAGTCCTGCATCTCTTGTGACCACTCCTTCCAATCAGCATCCTTGCCAAACTCACCCTTATATACACCCAATCTGTAGCCGTAGGACTCTAGTGAGTGGCGACCTTGTAGCTTGAGTGGCATATTACCCAACTTACGCTTCTGGTCTGTCTTCAGCATATCAGCGTGGTAAATACGAGATAGCACCAAAGTATCCACAGTAACAGCACTGGTACTGAACCATGGAAAAAACTTGCGGATAACAGGAAGATCGTACCCAATAATGTTGTGACCAATAAGACAACAGGCATCCTCAAGAAGTTGAATGCCCTTTGTAATTGGCTCCGCACTTCCTGTATCGTTGAAGACAAGAGTCTGCTTAGAGTCAAGATCGTAGACGCCAATACAGTGGATCTTGGTAACATCATCGTAGAGACCGTCTGTTTCTAGGTCAAAGACAAGGTTCACTTACCAACCCATTTGTAGGTCTTGTCGACGAACTGAGCACGCTTGATAGCAGCAGCAGTGGGAGGATTGGGGGGCTTGGGTTTAGAAGTCGGTTGTTGCGTCGAACTCATTAGCTTCTGTCTCAGTAAATTTACAAGTATCTAGGTCGTAGCTCAGTTGACAAGCTACACCTACTTCTCCACTATAACGGTTTTTGAGGACTCGCACAGTCGTTGAAGAGCCTCCTCGATCCGCCTGCTGGTTCCGTTCAAGCGCAATAACTCCATCTGACAATTGAGCAATAGCTGCCGAACCTCGAAGTTGTCCAAGGGTAACTCGGGCGCCTTCTTCATGGTTTGTGTCATTGGATGTGCGTCGTAGGTGTGAAACAAGGAACATAGCAATACCAGTACGCTCAACAAGTGAACGTAACTTGGTCATGGTAACATCGATCATCCGTCGCTCATCACCATCCAATCCTGACATAAGGATTGACAAGTGATCAAGGAAGATGACCTTAGTATCTAGCCCGCAAGCAAGGTACTCAATTCGATTGTAGATGACATCCGGGTCGAAAGAGCCGAAGCCATCAAAAAGAAACAGGTTCCACTTAGCAAGACTGTGAGAATAAGCTTCGGAGAGGGTAGTTCGGTCATGATTACCAAGGTGAAGTGACTTACCAACAGCAGCAGACATCAGTCCCAAGGCGGTTCTACGGTTACTTTCTTCAAGTGCCAAGTACCCAACTCGTTCTCCGTTGTTAAGAAGGTGAGTTGCGAGTTCACGACAGAAGCTGGATTTACCAATACCTGAGCCTGCAGTAATTGTGATAAGCTCTCCAGCCCGAATCCCGTGTAGCTTCTGCTGTAGTCCAGTGAATGGGTACTCATGATCACAAGGTGGGTTAGGTGTGGTTACTAGTTCAAGTAGACTCTTACCATCTACAATTCCATCTGGACGATACGGTTTTGCATCCCAAATCGCTCGACGAATTGCTTCAGAGTCATTGACCTGTAAAGCGTCTGACGCATCCTTGTAGTCCTCAAGTCTTGCGATCTTTGTCTTGCCAGGTGGTAGGACCCCTGCTGCTTCCTCCGCCGCCTTACGGCCTGCCTCGTCATTGTCGAAGAACAGGACAATCTCCTCGTAACCCTGCAGCCATTGGAGAGCCCGTTGTACCGATTTCCTTGCCGCTGCGGCACCGCTAGGTAGAGATACCATCGGCCACCCCGGCATAGCCTCACTACATGAAGCTGCATCGAGTTCTCCCTCAGTGATAACGACTCGTTTTCCAGTGGAGGGAAACAAATGTTGTCCAAAGAGTGTTCCAGGTACGTCTCCCTCATAAGTGAACAGTTTGCTTTTGGTCTTTACCTTACACCCTTTAACGACTCCAGCATCGTCGAAATAATAGAAACGTAGAACGTCTCCGTCTTTGTAGATCCGGTATTGTTGGCATACCTTTTCTGATATGTTCCGTTTTTGCAGCCGCTCGGCTGAACCTCGGAGTTGGACATTGGTGGTCATCTTGTGAT